TTAGATACTTGGGCAATGGTTTCTCCTGCAAGAATAAACCCTGCACCCAAAGATATATCAGAATTAACAGTTAACTCTTCGCCATTTTCAAATATTTCTGAATTAAAATCTTCAGAAGAAGATGAAATATATTTTACATACAGAGTAGTTGATCCTCTTTCTGAATCAAATTTAGAAAGAACTTTTTCTACTTTGGCAGTAATGCCAGTTCTTATACCTGTTAATACTTTTCCTACTAGTGATTGAAAATATACCTCTACGTCAATTCCTCTTAATTCGCTGTCAATTTCTACTGCGCTAAAGGTATTGTCATAAGCAAATCCACCAGGAATAACTACTCCACCACTACTAAAAAATCTACTACCAAACTTTTCAATCTGATTCTGTAAGATTGATTGTAGAGTAGTTAATTCCCTAGTTTGTACTGATACCCCTGGTTTAAAAAGAACTTTGTAAAAATTTTTATCGTCACTGAAGTCATCATAATATGGACTTCTGTTTAGATTAGTACTTTGGGGCATTTTCTTAGAACTCTAAAATAATTTTAATGTCTTCTCTTTGCTGTGATGCTCTAGTGACAGAAGCTCTATTATCTACGTAGATGATCTCACCGCTCTTTATATTTATGTCTGGGAAAGCAACTCCACCACTAAAGGTTTGTCCCAAATAATAAGTCACAGAACCAACATCAGTAGAACTTCCACTAAAAGATGTATCTATGGAATATGAATTGGCACCAATAGAAATATTACTTGAACCATTAAATTCTTCAAGGTCATAAGTTGTTGCAGATTGGATGCCACTTATGCTATTAGCATATTGATAATCTATGGTTATAATATTACCAACTGCATAGGTATCCATTACATTGTTTCTTGGTTGAATATATCTCAATACCTTAGTAGTTGAATCAAAACTTACTAAGTTCCCAACTGCTCCAGTTGAAGATTGAGTAATTTTTGAATCCAAAGGATCTGTAACTAAACTAGTATTTAACTTTACTGCATATACTCCACTGCCAGTGCTTTGAGTAAATGGTGAATTTCCTCCAAATGATTTAAGATCTTTAATAATTCCAATTCTAGAAAACTGGTTTCCAACTATAAAATCTGGATTTGTTTCGTCATTTTCAATTCTACTGTAAACTAAAACTCTGTTTGCACCAAGTTCATTGTAGATATCCTTTCCATGCCCACCCTCTGGTGGAATGATTACATTAAATATTGCTTTTTCTCCAGTAATTGAAGGGAGAACTGAGTCTAAATCTAAAGTGGCAAAGGTATAATCTTGACCACCAGAAACAACATCAACTGAAACTGGTTTTGATTCTTCATCAAATGTGATACTAGCAACTCCACCAAGTCCATCTCCTCTAATAGGAACATCAGTTAAAGTGCCAGTATAGTTATATTGTGCTTGTTGTTCAATCAAAATAGTTTCAATTCTTCCACTAACAGCATTATTTCTAATTCTAGAAATTTCAGAATCAGAAGAAGTTGTCCAACTGTTTGGAACACTAATATAATTAGTAGAATCAAATTTTAAAACATCAGAAGGACTTAGAGTGTAAAGATATTTCCATACATAACTATCACTTTCCTTTCTTGGTGAAGCATCTGTATGTAAAGGTTCTTGAGTTGATACAACACCTAAGTTTTGGTTAGATGGAGTAGATCCATTATTAATACAAATATAAACTCTAAAATCTTTGTTTACAACATAAAACAAAGAATCATAAACTCTTGTAGCAGAAGTAACTGGAGAAACATTATAAACACTGTAATCGTGTCTATACATGTCATATTTTCTTCCACTTGACCATTGTATTTTAGGTATTACTCTTACAATGTCAGAAGATGTTATCTTTTTTACACCTAAAATATTATCTCTATAGGAATTTAAGTATAAAGGAGAATCAATAGGATCTGGCTGAGCATTGTCCCAATTACTATCTAAATCAGTTGCGTTGGGAAGTCCAAGAAAAATATAATATCCACCATCACTAACATTTTCAACAAAATTGTTGCAATTTAGTAATCTTAATTTATCAGTTACTATTGCCGTCATTTTACCTTGTACTTTATGTTATTTATTAGTTCTTTCTATAGAACCTTAATACTGTATTATTGGTTCCACTTGAAATCCCAACAGCAATTGTGGATATTCCTATTTGCCCAGATGATACAGATGTTACTGTGGTTCCAATGCTTATATAGTTGCCTTCAATATAATCTCTAACTGCAATTAAGGACCCAATTCCTGCAGTAGTGCTCAGAGTAATGACATTAGTAGATACTCCAGTAAAGGAAGCAGTTGTTGTTGCTATGCCAACTGTAACAACCCCAACATTATAATTTACTGTAAGTTTGGTTATAGTAGTAATCCCAGATGACCACTCTTCTCTAGATTTACTAATGTATTCTCCTGCAATAATTTTATCTGCCTTTTGTGGAGTCCAAGAAATTGCTCTTAACTGAGCAGAACCTTCAGATAATCCCACATTACTATACACTTCAGTTCTAAGAGTATCAGAACTCATAATTCTCTTAGCAGTTCTGTTGATTTGTCCTAGTGGTGGAGTTTCTTCAAAGTCTCTTTGAATTCTAAGAACATCCCCTTCCTTAACATCTGCAACATTTTGAACAACATTAGTATCTGCAAAATACCCTTCATAAAAATAAACCTTTACATCACTTCCTACTGGTGGAGCTTCATCAAATACTAATTGAGATCCTCCATTAAACTTATATGATCTATATGGAACTTGTAGAACTTCATTCACAAATACTAGTAAATTATAATTTAAATCAATTTCTCCTCCAGGAGTAGATTCAAAACTAGTTCTACGTGATTTACCATCTATAGTTTCAGTTAATGTAAATACCTTTCTTACTCCATTAACTTTATTGGTAAGATCATCTAGTTTTTTAAGTATTCCAATATTCCAAGCAGCAAATTCATCTTTAGCAACTTCTTCAACTGAAATTCTTAGTTTATCATTATTTGTTTGAGTTCCAACTCCAAGGACTCCACCTGGAGTTAAAATATCACCAACTTTATAGTTATACCCAAAATTAGTAAAAGTTAAATCTGAAATAGACCCATCATTCTCAACTTTAAATCTAACAGATGCTCCAATTCCAGTAGCAGATCCAACCAATGGAACATTATCATAAGGGATAGGAGCATCAAATTTAGCTATGTAATTATATTCATACTTTCTTACTGATGATACTCCTGCAGTATGTGCTACACCAACAGTATTCAACATGCCTCTTACTGTGCCAGTTAGTTGACTTGTTGAATTTGCTATGCCTGTATATTTGATAATTTCATTGTCAATTAATACATATCCTGGATTTGTAGCACTTACTTGCTCTCCTCTAAAATACTCAAATATAGAAGTTGTTCCCACTCCAATAGGTGTTCCATTAGGATCTAATAAATTAATATTAGCAGTCAAAGATGTTGAAAGACCATTATAGGTGTATCCAGATCCTCCATTAATTATAGTTACTGCATTAATAGTTCCATCAATGTTGGCAGTTGCTATTCCAACTCCTCCAGATCCTGGCAATTCTGCATTTTCAAAATACACATAATAAGTGCTAATTCCACTTCTATATCCAGATCCTTTATCTCCAACTAATACAGATGATACAGTGCCAGCAGCAGAAACTATGGCAACTCCATTTGCTGGATATAGTGGACTATACAGAGATCCTGCAGATGTTCCATATGATACAATTATACCTCCTCTTGGAAGACCCTTAACATTGACATCATATGGTTTGGAATCACCATATCCTTTAAAATCAATAAATGTTTCTCCGCCTGATTCTCTATATTCAAATGCCTCATCAAATTCTGGGAACTGAAATACATTGTTAATCAAAACGATACCATTATCTGTAGAGATGCCAGTTGTACTTATGCCATTAGTACTTAGTTTAAATGAGCTAGTGATGCCAGTAAATTGCTCAGATACATCATCAAATACATAGTTGCCATCATAATTTGATTTTAAAAATACTCTTCCTTGGAAAGAACTATTTTCTCTTGGTAGAACTAAAAACAATTGGAATCCAGTCACTGGGAATAAATTTCCAGTGGTTGTGCTAAATTCTATTTCATTACCATTAAAGGCATCAAATAAAGATTCTGCAAATTGAAAAGTATTATTTGATGATCTAATCAAGTAATAAACCCCTCCATTCTCAAATTCTTGTGGAGGATTTTCTGCATAAAATACAGCTTGTGATCCTGTAATAATTTCATTTGTAAAATAGTTAAATGAATTTAATTCAAAATTAATATCAGACAAAGGAACTACTAAATTAACTCTTTTTCCTTCAAGTGGTGGATCTGCAAAATAAATTATATCTTGAACTATGTTATAGTTACCAGATAGAACAGTTGCTATTCCTAATGCTGATGAATCAGTAAAAGTAATCTGA